TCGAAATCAGCAAATCTCTCTCTATTGAAGTAGCCTTCGGAGTACATGAAAATTAAAACATCCAGTTCTGCCTGCGATATTTTATGTTTTGCCTTGAAGTACTGACGTATTACCTTGTAATATTTCAGATAGTCTCTGGGTGGTAAAGCCATTTTATTAAATTTTATTAAATTTTATACAAATATAATCAAGAAAACTTATTATATTTGACCGAAATAAAAAAATATTCACATGGCAGACAATAAAAAAACTAATAAAGAGCCTCAGAAAGAGGAAAAAAAGCCAGTAGCAGGTAGCATAGACCTAGCTAAGAAGCTGAATGATATCACATTCAACAATAAGCAGGTCAGAATGATCTCTGAGATGCAGGCTGAGAATAACAGAGTCAAAGCGATGATGGGTAGAAAGAAAAGTGCGCAGGCAGGTATGCCAAAAATCGCAGGATTAGCAGGATTAGGGAATCAGATTATTAAATAATAAACTAGTTTATCATGAAAAAGTCATCATCAACTCCGAATTTACCAATGTCTTCTCGTTTGCAACCACCTGCTGGTGGTGACAAAATGGCCCCAATGGCTAAAAAGGCTGGCAAAACACCTGCTACCAACAAGATGGCAAAGGGAGCTTCAAAAAAAGCAATGCCTGCGAAGAAAGGCTACTAGAATGAAGCTAGAAACACAAAGGTTTATGGGTGAAAACCAACTTGTCTCACGGCTTGCAGTACAAGTTGGTTCCATAGACCGAGCAAAAGGAATTTTAATTAAGCGCGGTGACATGAAACCTGACGGTAAGACACTCACAGCGAAAGGAATGAAGCGAAATGCGATGACCGCAGGCGAAAGAGCGGTGGATAGAGCGGCAAAAGCGTCAGGAAAACCAAAATCAGACTACAAATACAACCCATTAACAAATAGAGCAACCTTAAAAAAGTAAATTATGGCTAAGTCAAAGAAACAAGAGGTCGCAGAGGATGAAGTAATCGAGCAACCTGTGGTATCTGAAGAGGTACAAGAGGAAAAGGTAGAGGAGACCAAGCAAGAAGAGGTACACCCTCATAAAGTAGGACTACAATCAAGAGACTATAGAAGCAAGTATGGCAAATAAAGCAAAAATGCAATGCAATAGCCCTAGATCATCAGACCGACCAGGTAAAAAGATGATGGTTAAGGCTTGCTCCGGTGGGCAAGAGAAGCTTTTGCACTTCGGTGCCAAGGGTTATGGTAACAACTACTCCGAGGCAGCTAGAAAAAGCTTTAAGGCAAGACATAAATGCGATACAGCAGACGATAAGCTAACGCCAAGGTATTGGGCCTGCAAAAAGCTATGGGCAGGGCCTGGTGGTAGCACAACAAGTAACCCTAAAGGTAGACAAGGTAAGTACTAATGAAGGACAGTTGCTATAAAAAAGTAAAAGCACAGTACGATGTGTTCCCATCGGCAAGAGCGTCACAGGCTATAGCTAAGTGCCGCAAGCAATCGGGTAATGTCGTTAAGTCCGAGAAGGGTACAAGCCTAAAGAGATGGGAGAAAGAGAACTGGGTTGACACAAAAACAAATAAGCCTTGTGGGGCAGGAGGTAAAAACGAGTATTGCAGACCGACAAAGAGAGTATCTGCACAGACTCCGAAGACAAAGAGCGAGATTAGCCCTGCAAAACTAGAGAGTAAGAAAAGAGAGAAGTCAATGGTGGGTATGGGTAACAGAGTAAAAAAAGTATAGCTATGAGCATAATGACAAAAAGCAGAGGTATAGGTGATACCATTGAGAAAATCACCAAAGCTACCGGCATAAAGAAAATTGTCGAAGTAGTATCAAAAGCTACAGGAGAAGACTGTGGCTGTGAAGAAAGAAGAGATACATTGAATAGATTATTCCCATATAATAATAACAAATAATGGCAAACGTAAGAATCCAACCAAGTAGAGCATTGGCAGTTATAAAGTCAAACAATGCTGACATACCATATCCGGCAGAGACAGCAACCGGTAGTTCAGGTGGTCCTGTTGCTAACTTCCTTGTTGATGCAACTAAAAACTTCCTGACATTGCAGGTCGCTCCTGGTGATATTGTTTACAATTTAACTACAGGGTTGGCTGCTACAGTTACAGCAGGTGCTACTTCAGCAGCAACTGATAGAGTTGGATTGAATGCTAATATATTTTTAGCATCCGGCAACTCATATGTTATCTATCAATCAAGCCCATTTAATGGTGGTCAGAACACAGGCTGTGTTCTTTTTGTTGGATCTACAGGAGACGTTGTAGTGACTACAGCAGGTAATGACATTGTTACATTTGTCAATGTACAAGATGGAGCATTCCTACCAGTACAAGTTTTAAAGGTTTGGTCTTCATACACTTTCCCTTCAGGGGCAGTAACAACATCAGCATCAGATATCTTAGCTCTTTGGTAAAATGACAACAGTAACCTTATCAGTAACAACTACATCAAGACCTGTAATGGGCAATGGAGGTGGAGGCGGTGGAGCAATTCCTCCATCTAATACTGTAGCCCCTGTACTGTCAGGTACTCCTACTGTTGGACAGACATTGTCTTGCTCAACAGGTACTTGGTTAGGGACATTGCCAATAACATATACTTATCAATGGAGAAGAGGTGTTTCAAATATCTCAGGAGCTACATCATCGACCTACACATTAGTCCAAGCAGATGCTAGTTTTGCAGTCACTTGTATTGTAACAGCAACAAATGCAGCAGGGTCAGCAGATTCAACAAGCAACTCACTTACAATAGTCGATGCCGATGCACAAGCTTTCATTACGGCAGCAGTTTTGACAAATCCAACGCAACAAAGTGCGATAAATACACTTGTAGTTAGTTTAAAAGGCTTCGGTATTTGGACTAAGATGAAGGCTATTTATCCTTTTGTTGGCGGTACTGCTGCCTTGCATAAATGGAATTTGAAAGACCCACAAGATTTAGATGCCGCTTACAGACTTGTGTTTTTAGGTGGGTGGACTCATTCTTCTACTGGTGCTTTGCCAAATGGCACAAATGGATATGCTAATACTTTTTTAAATGCTAATACTGCATTACAACAGTTTTCGCATCACCATTCGTTTTATCATAATACTGATAACTCAGGTACAGGATTAAGAAGTATGGGTGGAGCGCAAAGTTCATCATCGTTTACTTTTAGAACAACAATAGAAACATCGGGAACAACATTAACATTTAGAGATTTAGGTTTAACAAATACTGAAACACCAGTTACAGCATCTTCATTAAAAGGATTTAGAGCATCATCAAGAACAGCTAATAACAATATGTTTATAGTTAAAGCTGATGGAACATCAACAACTTCAACTACAACTACGGCAACTAATGCTTTACCTTCTTTAACTTGTTATCTTGCTGCTCATAATAATGCTGGTGCAGCTGCAAATTATGCAAGTATGTCTATTGCTTTTCATAGTTTAGGAGATGGCTTATCAGCAGCAGAAGGATTAAGTTTAAGAAATGCAGTAGTAACATTTAATACAACATTAGGAAGATGACATACGTAGGACTTTTAACAGAATCGCAAAAGAATGAGCTTGTCGGTCAGCTTTATGATGAAGACAGCTATTTTAACCCAATACAGGACATAGAAGACAACTGGATAATTTCTGTTGAGGAAATGGAATTTTGCGTTAATCCTGAATTTATGTGGGTAAAAACACTACCTTTGATTGAATATAAACCAAAACCATCGCCACCATTTCCACCAGTAGAATAATGAAAGCATTTCAACAGATACTTAAAGATAGAGGATACTACTCAGGTGCCATCGATGGCATAATCGGGCCTCTTAGTCTTACAGGTGCAAAGCAGTTTATTGACGCAGAGATGGACAGACGTGGTTGGGTGAAGCCAGTCAATGACCTTGTGTGGATTAGAACCGACCAAAGCTTCGACAATAAGTTTGCTGATTATGTTGTAAGGTTTAACAATCGGGTTGCCGATATGATATTGCCTTGCAGTACAACACCAGGTGATTTTTATATTTTTAATCCTTTGACAGTTGGCGGCATTACTGGTGCAGCGGTTGCCTGCGAGCAGCAAGTAATCGGAAGTCATAAGTTTATAACGTCAGGCACGTGGTCTTCTTTATGGTTAGGCGCGCCTTATTTTTATCAAGCGGGTGCTATTGAGATATATAGAGATGGCAACAAAGACAGAAAGCTTGACAAGGCGGTTAAGACTCGTGGTTGGTACGGCATCAACTTCCATCGTGCAGGTGCCGGCTCATTTGTTGACAATTGGTCAGCAGGATGTATGGTAGTTCCTGATGCTCGTTGGTTTGAAGCAATCAAAATATTTAAACAAAATCAACTAATTAACTTCACGCTTATAGAACTATGAGATGCTTGGTGGATTACTTGATGAAGATGAAAGGAAATATTTATCAAATAAATATTATGTCGAAGGTCATATTTTTACTCCATTAAGAATAACAAATGAAAATTGGATATTACCTTTGCATCAGATATATGACAACACCAATATCGATTGCTGGTGGGTAAAATATCTGCCAATTATTGAATACAAAATATAAAAACCATGATTTTTCTTCAAGTCGAACCACTCCCCTCATACTTAAATTCACTCGCAAATTATGGTGTCCTTGGCATTTTCGCCATCCTGATGATCGCCTTAATTTACTTCATGGGTAAGCAGTTTTTTGTATGGCACAAGAAAAATGAGAACAGGATACAAGAGCTTGAGAAAAAACTTGAAGAATATTTATCAGAAGACAGATCAAAACTTCTAGAAACAGTAGCATCAAATAATCATGTTATCGAGAATAACACATCAATGATGAAAAAGCTTCTGAATCTTGTTGAAAGAATGGAAAAAGCACACTAATATGAAGCCTAGAAAAAAATTTAAAGATACAAAAGTAGGCAAATTCCTTTCGGAAAAAGCCCCAAAAATCATTCAAACTATAGGTGATGTTCTTCCAACTAATGGTACGTTAGGCATTGTAAAAAATATCATAAATCTTTCTGAAGAATTAACTGACGAAGATAAAGAGATTGTAACAAAGGATCTTGTTGAAATGGAGCAAATAATGCTCAAGGATAGAGAGTCGGCAAGAAATAGAGAAGTAGAGATAGCAAAATTGCAAAAATTTGATTTTTTGTTTTATCTTACAGGGCTAGTAGGTCTAGCAGCATTTTGTTTTATGATTTATGCAATCGTTTACCTTACAATACCAGTAGATAACAAAGAGGTGTGGATTCACCTTATCGGTATTACTGAGGGTATTGTAATTTCAATATTCGGTTATTATTTTGGTAGTTCAATTAAAAGAAATTCAAATTAAATCAAATGGAAAAGAATTACGTTTTAAAAGAAGAGCTTGACAAGATTCAAGCAATGAATAATGAGTTTGCTAAAGCAAAGATGGCATTAGGAGAACTAGAGCTAAACAAGCAGGGAATCCTAGGTCAGATTAACGCTATGCGTCAGGAGTTCTCAGAATATGAAAGAATGTTAATTTCAAAATATGGCCAAGACTCTGTTATAAATTTACAAACAGGTGAGGTCACTCAAAAAACATAAATAATGGCAAAGATAAGTACATACGCTACTACAGCACCGGCCCTTGGTGATATGCTCATTGGCACTGATGTCAATGACATGAACAGCACTAAGAATTTTACCATAGGAAGTTTATTGTCACTCCCTGGGTCAACAGCATATGTACCTTATACAGGAGCCTTATACAATGTTGATTTGGGGGCTAATGACATCACAGCATTTGCATTTATAGTTCCTGGTGGATTGGGGACTGATTTCTTAAAAGCTGATGGGTCGCTTGATAACACTGCTTATTTGCCTGTATCTACTGCCGCATCAACGTATGTTCCATACACTGGAGCAACAGGTAATGTTAATTTGGGAACTCACAAGCTTACATCTCAAAGCTTAGAGGTAACAACCGATGATGTTATTATGCAAGGAATCCAATGCTACTCTGGTAACTTCTTCGGAATAGGCAGTAATGGATGGTTAGCATCAGGATTCTTGGTTGACTTTGTCAATGACAGATATTTTCTTGGGGATTGGGGCAATGCTGTTAATGGCACCTATATCAAAGTTGACGATGCCAACAGCAGAGTAGAGATAAGCAAAGCTATCTATACCAATGCTAGTACAGGCACATCAGGTCAGATATTGACAAGTCAGGGAGCAGGGCTTCCTGCAACTTGGGCAACAGCATCTTATTTAGTTCCAAAGTATGGGTCATTTTATGATACCACTACTCAGACAACAGCTGGGAATGAAAATCTTCCGATGAAATTAAATACTACTGACGTTGCAGCTACAAATGGATTTAGCATTGCCAATGATACACTTGGAAGACCCACAAGAATAACAACAACTGAAACGGGTATTTTTAATGTACAGTTTTCAGCTCAACTACATAAGACATCAGGTGGTGGTGCTACTCAGATATATATATGGTTTGCAGTAAATGGAGTTGATTTAGCCGATAGCGCTACAACATTGACACTAGCAAATAATGGTGATTTATTAGTAGCTGCTTGGAACTATTTTGTCCCACTAACAACAGGTCAATATATAGAGATAATGTGGAGAGCGTCAGGCTCAAACATAGAAATCCAACGCAATACAACATTGCCAAGTGTCCCAGGTATTCCATCGGTAATAGCAACAATACATAGAGTATCATAATGGACGTAAGGAAGATATCGATAGGTGCTGATTATAAGAACGCAATGCATTATGTTGTCGGGCAGAAAGTCTTAGGCGACACCAATGAGATTCATCTTATAAGAAGAGACCAATCGGGATCTATCCGAATCTACATAGTAAATAAGAAACAGGAAGTGGTCCTGTGGAAAGAATTTAATGATACAATTCCAATTTCAATCGAATTTAATATAGATTTTTAATGAAATCACCGACTCAGTTTATAGTAAAGCCTGTAAATGGGAGTCGATATAACAACACAAAAAGCATAGCCGGTGTTGAGTTCATTGTAAATACCTCTGAGGAGGAGTTTAAGTTCTCAAATCGTTATGCTGAGGTTATAGAGACACCTATAGATTACAGCGGTCCAATAAGACCAGGGGACACCTTAATCGTCCACCATAATGTCTTTAAGTTCTACAATGACATAAAGGGAAGACGTAAAAGCGGTAAGAGCTTTTTTAAGGAGGACCTGTTCTTTATTGATGATGAACAGTTTTTTTTATATAAAAGTGATGGCAAGTGGCAAGCATATGATAGGTATTGTTTCGTAAAACCTATCCCTGCTGAAGAGAGCTACATAAAAAAACCGTTCACACTTGAGCCTTTAATGGGTACAATGAAGTACCCTAATGAATATCTAAGAAGTAAGGGTGTCAACGAAGGAGATACCGTGTGCTTTGCCCCTAACGGTGAGTACGAATTTGAAATTGATGGTGAAAAGCTATATAGGATGTATGACCATTTTGTGACAATGAAACTTAATCCGGTATGAGCAACAGAGAGCTAAAGCTTAAAATAATAAAATCTGGATACAAGGCCATAGAGGAATTGATAAAGGTTGCAGAGGAGAGTATCATCACTCAGGAAGAGGGCGATATATCAGCAGATAAGTTAAAGAATGCAGCAGCATCCAAGAAGTTGGCAATATTTGACGCATTTGAAATACTCAGTAGAATAGAATCCGAGAAAGAATCTCTTGATTATATAGAGAGAGGTATTAGTAAAGTAGACTCAAAACAAGGCTTTGCAGAAAGACGATCAAAATAGACTTTATTATGTCGTGAAGGATTTAATTCCTTTAAATGCGATTACTAATAAAAATAGAGTTCGCTCTTGGCTGTACGGTTACAATGAGCAGTACGACATTGTCGTTATCTCAAAGAGCGGCCAGATAGGCGAGGTTATAAATATCTCAGGGGTAAACATAGCCCTTCCTCCTGCACCGGAGAACTGCCACAAAAGGAGCGACTCAAAAGCAGAGCAATACTGGGACCGAAATCCGATACCAAAAGAACTTGAGAAGATAAACTCAATCTTCCAATGGAATGACAAGCCAAACGAGTTCAAAAATAAATGGGTTGACTATATAGAGACCGAGTTCGATTATCGCGAGCAAGGCTATTGGTTTATGAATAATGGTACCCCTTGCTATATCACAGGGTCTCATTATATGTACCTACAATGGTCAAGCATTGACGTTGGTTATCCTGACTTCCGAGAAGCGAATAGAATCTTCTTCTTATTTTGGGAAGCTTGTAAAGCGGACCCAAGATGCTTCGGGATGATATACCTCAAGATAAGACGCTCAGGTTTCTCATTCATGTCATCCTCCGAGTGCGTAAATCTCGCAACATTAGTAAAGGACGCTCGACTAGGTATCTTGTCAAAGACAGGTGCCGATGCCAAGAAGATGTTTACCGACAAGGTGGTCCCGATTAACAACAAGCTGCCTTTCTTCTTCAAGCCAATAATGGATGGTATGGACAAGCCAAAGGTAGAGTTGGCATTCCGTGTGCCGGCATCGAAGATTACCAAGAAGAATATGCACGAGGTCAACAACAATGACATAGTCGGATTGGATACTACTATTGACTGGAAGAATACTGAGGAGAACTCCTATGACGGTGAGAAGCTATTGTTCCTGGCGCATGACGAATCAGGCAAGTGGGTCAAGCCAAATAACATCCTAAACAACTGGCGTGTAACAAAAACGTGTTTGCGTTTGGGTAGCAAGATTATAGGAAAGTGTATGATGGGGTCTACCTCAAATGCCTTGAACAAGGGTGGGGACAACTTCAAGTCCTTGTACTATGACTCAAATGTAGAGAACAGGAATGCCAATGGCCAGACAAAGAGTGGGCTATACTCCTTGTTCATCCCAATGGAGTGGAACATGGAGGGCTTTATTGACAAGTACGGTATGCCTGTGTTCAGGAAGCCTGAGAAGCCAATACAAGGAGTTGATGGTGGTAAGATATCAAATGGAGCGATTGACTACTGGGAGAATGAGGCCGCATCACTAAAGAATGATGCCGATGCATTGAACGAGTTCTATCGTCAGTTCCCAAGGTCAGAGTCCCACGCATTTAGAGATGAGAGTAAGCAGGCGATATTTAACCTGACTAAAATATATCAGCAAATTGATTACAATGACTCGTTAATTAAGGAGCAGTATTTAACAAGAGGGTCATTCTCTTGGAAAGACGGAATTAAAGACACAAAGGTTGTATGGACTCCAAATAAACATGGAAGATTTTTAATTAGCTGGTTCCCTCCTGCGCATTATGCGAACAATGTGCATACAAGGAATGGGATGAAGCATCCAGGGAATGAGCATTTAGGGTCGTTTGGATGTGACCCATATGACATCTCAGCAGTTGTTGGAGGAAGAGGGTCAAGTGGATCATTGCATGGGATGACAAAGTTCCACATGGATGACGCTCCGGTGAATGAGTTCTTTTTGGAATATATAGCAAGACCACAAACAGCAGAGATATTTTTTGAGGAGATACTTATGGCTTGCGTTTACTACGGAATGCCAATACTTATAGAGAATAATAAACCAAGGTTATTGTACCATTTTAAAAACAGAGGATACAGAGGATTTTGTATGAACAGACCAGACAAGCAGTTGAACAAGTTGACAAAGACAGAGCGAGAGCTAGGTGGTATACCTAACTCATCTGAGGATGTCAAGCAGTCTCACGCCTCTGCAATCGAGTCATACATCGAGAAGTTTATAGGATTTGATTATACCGGTGCATATAGAGAACCTGACGTAATTGGCAATATGCCATTTACAAGAACACTTGAAGATTGGGCAAAGTTTGATATAAATGACAGGACTAAGTTTGACGCTGCAATCAGCTCAGGATTAGCAATTATGGCAAATCAGAAACACCTTTATATGCCAGAGAAGAAAGAATCAAAAATAATTATTAACTTTGCTAGATATACAAACGATGGGTTAACAAGTCAAATAATTCAATGAAAGATATAATCATAGACATACAGTACTCGGACTTCCCTAAACAATGGGCAACTGACGCAGAGAAGGCATCAGAAAGCTATGGGCTGCAAGTTGGACAGGCAATCCAATATGAGTGGTTTAGAAAGGATGGTACATCTTGCAGATACTACAGCAGATGGAGAGAGTTCCATAAGCTTAGACTATACGCGAGAGGTGAGCAGTCGGTAGCAAAGTACAAGAATGAGCTAGCGATTGATGGTGACTTGTCTTATTTGAACATTGACTGGACTCCTGTTCCAGTTATACCAAAGTTTGTTGACATCGTAGTGAACGGAATGGCTGACAGGCTATTCAAGCCAAAGGCATACGCCCAGGATGCTATGTCATTGGCAAAGCGTAATAAGTACCAAGACATGATAGAGACTCAGATGATTGGCAAGCCAATATTTGAGACGATTCAAAAGTTCACAGGTGCCAATCCATTTGTTACGGACCCGAACACGCTACCTGAGAATGACGAGGAGCTGTCATTGTATATGCAAATAAATTACAAGCCTGCTATTGAGATAGCAGAGGAGGTAGCAATAAACACAATATTTGACGAGAACCACTACTACGATACGAGAAAGCGCTTAGACTATGACATGACTGTACTTGGTATAGCAGTGGCAAAGCATGAGTTCTTGTTAGGTGAAGGCGTAAGGATTTCTTATGTTGATCCGGCTAATGTGGTCTATAGTTATACTGAGGACCCATTCTTTGAGGACTGCTTCTATTGGGGAGAGATTAAAACTGTGCCTCTTACAGAGCTATACAAAATCAATCCAAAACTAACGAAAGATGACCTACAAAAAATCTCACAATACAGTCAATCTTGGTACGATTACTACAATGTTGCAAGATTCTATGAGAATAGCTTGTTTAGTAGGGACACTTGCACTCTGCTATACTTTAACTATAAGACAACCAAAAAGGTAGTCTATAAGAGAAAGACAACCGATACAGGTTCTGTCAAGATGATACCAAAGGACGATACGTTCAATCCTCCGGTAGAGATGATGGAGGAGGGTAACTTCGAGAAGGTAGAGAAGACCATTGACGTGTGGTATGAGGGTGTTATGGTAATGGGTACTAACTACTTGATTAAATGGGAGATGGCCGAGAATATGGTCAGACCAAAGTCATCAGCACAACACGCGATGCCAATGTATGTGGCCTGCGCTCCAAGGATGTACAAGGGGGTTATTGAGTCGTTGGTAAGAAGGATGATACCATTCGCTGACTTGATTCAGATAACTCACCTAAAACTACAGCAGGTCATCAACAGAGTTGTACCTGACGGTGTATTCATTGACGCTGACGGTCTTAATGAGGTTGACTTAGGTACAGGTGCCGCATATAATCCTGAGGATGCACTAAGACTCTACTTCCAAACAGGTAGTGTTATCGGTAGAAGCTTTACCCAAGATGGTGACTTCAATAATGCTAGGGTGCCAATCACTCAGCTTACCTCAAACTCAGGAGCGGCAAAGACGCAAATGCTCATCGCCAACTACCAGCATTATATGGACATGATTAGGACCGTAACAGGTCTTAATGAGGCAAGAGATGGCTCAACTCCTGACCCGAACTCTTTGGTTGGTCTACAGAAGATGGCAGCGCTCAACTCAAACACAGCAACAAGACATATCCTTGAGAGTGGTCTATTTATTTACAGAAGACTAGCTGAGGCGATCACCTACAGGGTGTCTGACGTTTTGGAATATGCAGACTTTAAAGAGGACTTTGCCATGAGAATTGGCAGATATAATGTGTCTATCTTAAATGATATCAAAGAGTTATATCTTTATGACTTTGGTATTTTTATTGAGGTAACCCCTGACGAAGAGCAGAAAGCACAGCTAGAAGCCAATATACAAATGGCATTGTCGAAAGGTGACATCAACCTTGAGGATGCTATTGACATCAGAGAGCTTAAAAATCTCAAGCTAGCCAATCAGTTACTAAAGCTCAAGCGAGTTAAGAATGCCGAGAGAATGGAGCAGATGATGATGCAAAAGCAGGCGATGCAGGCACAGCAGCAGATGCAGTCACAACAGATGGCAGCCGAGATGGCAGTTCAAAAGATACAGCTTGAGGCCCAGTCAAAGACAATGGTTATCCAGGCAGAGATAGAGGGGCAAATGAAGAAAATGGAGTTCGAAGCAGGAATCAAGTCTAAGCTAATGGCAGAGGAGTTCCAATACAATCTAAAGATGCATGAGATGCAGTCAAGTTTGCTAACAAGCAGAGAGAATAAAAGAGAGGAGGAGAAGAATAAGCGCATAGGTATTCAGAATACTCAGCAGTCAAAACTCATCAATCAGAGAAAGAATAATCTGCCTCCGGTAAGCTTTGAAAGTAATGAAGATAGCCTAGATGGATTTGATTTAGCAGAATTTAATCCAAGATAATACTACATAATAAAATTTTTTATAAATTTGCAAATAATTAAAATAAAATCAAATGGAATTTAAAGCAGTAAGAGTATTAGACTCAACAGAACCCAAGAGTGTACAAGAGGTAGAAAAGGAACTTCTTGAGAAGCACGAGCAGTCATTATCGCAAGAAGTGCCGCAGGAAAGTTTCTCTGTGCCACAGCAGGATGTTGAGTTAAGAGAAGAAGACGTTCTTTCATATATAGGTAAAAGATATAATAAGCAGATTAGCTCATTCGATGAATTGATGGCTGAGCGTAACTCAGAGGAGATGCCAGAGGATGTCGCTGCTTATATGAAATATAGAAAAGACACAGGAAGAGGATTTGAAGACTTTCTCAAGTTGAAGAAAGATTTCGATTCTGTTCCGGAAGAACAGCTACTCAAAGATTACTTGTTATCTACACAAGAGGGTCTTGATGAAGATGACGTTGAGATGATGTTGGATGAGTACAGGTATGACGAGGACCTTGATGACGAGTCTTATATTAAGAAGACGAAGATATCAAGAAAGAAAGCTGTTAATGAGGCAAAGAAGTTTTTCAACTCTCAGAAGGAGATGTATAAGATGCCCCTTGAGTCAAGTACGGCAGGTATATCTCAGGAAGAGAAAGAGGAGTTCAATGCTTATCGTCAATATATGCAACAGGCTAAGACGATCGAGGAGGAGAATAATCGTAAGCGTCAATGGTTTGAACAAAAAACCAATGAGGTATTTGATGGTAATTTCAAAGGTTTTGAATTTAGCGTCAATAACAAAAAGCTTAATTTTAATCCTGGGGATGCTAATGAGCTTAAAAAGTTACACTCAAATCCATCAAGCTTTATCGGTAAGTTTATCGATGAGAGTGGTTTGATTAAGGATGCAGGTGGATACCATAAGGCTTTGGCTGTTGCAATGAACCCTGAGAGGTTTGCCAAGTTCTTCTATGAGCAAGGTATGACTGATGCAGCAGATGACTTTATGCGTAAGACTAAAAATGTAAATATGTCTGAGCGTAAGGCAAATGAGACAACGAGGGGGAATGATGGGTTTCAGGTTAAAGCGGTTAATCCTGACCATGGAAAAAGCTTAAAAATCCGCAGCATAAAAAAATTGTAGACAATTAAAATTCTAAAAAAATGCCTAGTGCTTTATTAAACACGCCTACCTATGCGTTGCAACCAGCAGCAGAACAGGTAGCACTACAAGGAAATTACATTACCAACTTTGATTTCTTGAATCAGTATCTTCCTGATACTTATGAGAAGGAATTTGAGCGTTATGGTAATCGTACAATTGCATCATTCTTGCGCCTTGTAGGTGCTGAGATGCCTTCAAACTCTGACCAAATTAAATGGGCTGAGCAAGGTCGTTTGCACATTAAATATACTAACTGTACAGTTACCGCAGCAAGTACAACTACATCTACCTTCTCGGTAGCCGCAGTAAATGGAGATCCTGCTTCTGTAGCTATTAGAGTTGGACAGACTGTATTTATTCAGATAGATACAAGTACTACTCCAGGTAATGCCACTAAATCTTACAAAGCTATTGTTACTGCTGTTACACAAACAGGTAGTTCAACTGTAGCAGGTACTTTTTCAGTAGCTTACTATGATTTGCCAGCTAGTGTTACAATCGCTGCAACTGATGTTTGTACTGTATTTATCTACGGTTCTGAATTCAAGAAAGGTACTACAGGTATGGTTGGTTCTCTTGAGGCTGAAGATTCTATCTTCTCCAACAAGCCAATCATTCTAAAGGATAAATATGCTGTAAATGGTTCTGATATGGCTCAGATTGGATGGGTCGAAGTAACAACTGAAAATGGTGCTACCGGCTACCTTTGGTACCTAAAATCAGAACATGAGACTCGTCTTCGTTTTGAGGACTACCTTGAAACAGCTATGATTGAAGCAGTTCCTGCTGCTACAGGTTCTGGAGCCGCTACAGTTCTAGGTGCAAACTCAGGGTCTGAGGGTATCTTCTACGTTGTAAACGACCGTGGTAACGTATGGGGTGGTGGTACGCCAACATCTCTTGCTGATTGGGATACAATCGTACAACGTCTTGACAAACAAGGAGCTATCGAAGAGAATGTTGTATTCTGCAATCGTCAATTTAGCTTTGACATTGATGGTATGCTTGCAGGTCTTAACGGTGCTAGCTCTGCTGCTGCAACTACTCCTTCTTATGGTGCTTCTTACGGTCTATTTGACAATGACGTAACTATGGCTTTGAATCTTGGGTTCTCAGGCTTCAGACGTGGTTATGACTTCTACAAATCAGATTGGAAGTACTTGAACGACCCAACTATGCGTGGTGGCCTTTCTACTGTTGCTGCTACAGCTACAGGTACAGTAACAGGGCTTTTGGTTCCTGCCGGCTCAACTTCTGTCTACGACCAGATTATGGGCAAAAACGCTAAGCGTCCATTCCTACACGTTCGATATCGCGCAACTGAGTCTGAGGATCGTAGATACAAAACTTGGATTACAGGTTCTGCCGGTGGTGCTGCTACTAGCGACCTGGATGCAATGGAAGTAAACTTCCTTTCTGAGCGTTGTGTTTGTACCCTTGGTGCTAACAACTTCGTTCTGTTTAGATATGGTTAATAAGGTGAATACTGGGGAGTGTCTTATGACACTCTCCTTTTTTTAAAATTAAATCAAATTAAATATATGTCTGAGTTAAAAAAAATGGTACCTGTAGATAAGGTATATAAATTAAGAGGAAGTTCTGCTCCTTTATCATATACATTGGCATCAAGAAATCATCCAAGGTTTCCTTTGATGTGGTATGATGAAAAGAATAATATAAACAGAGCGCTAAGATATGCATCTAATCAAAAGTCTCCATTTGAGGATGAGCAGGATGGTAATGCTATCTTAGAACCCATTATTTTTGAAGATGGGATGTTAGCTGTCCCTAAATCAAATCCTGTTCTACAATCATTCATGCACTACCATCCAATGAATGGAAGAGTATTTGAAGAAGTAGATAAGGAAAAAGAGGCATTTGAAGAGGTTGAGGACTTGAACATTGAGGTAGATGCATTGATTGCGGCAAGAGGTTTAAGTATCGAGCAGCTTGAGATTATGACAAGGGTGCTATTTGGTAAAGACCCATCTGCCATCTCAACAGCAGAGCTTAAAAGAGATATGCTGATATTTGCCAAGATGAATCCAAGAGAGTTTATGCAAACCATAAATGACCCTGAGTTGAAATACCAAGGTAAGATTATGCTATTCTTCGAAAAGAGACTATTGGCTCTCCGAAATAATGACAGAGAGATTTGGTTTACAACACCATCCAACAAAAAGAAAATGTGTTCAATACCATTCGGTGCTGACCCATATGATTTTGCTGGACAGTTCTTACAAAGTGACGAAGGTCTTGATGCGCTAAAGATGTTAGAGACATACTTATCGTAGTCAAGTGAAAATATTTTAGAGTTATAGTAAGAGAGGGTGTAAATATATGCCCTCTTTTTTTTACATTTGTAAAAAAATAGAGAATGATCAACTCAGTAAGAAATACAGTACAGTCTGTTCTAAACAAGAACAACTATGGGTACATCTCACCAGCTGACTTCAACCTGTATGCATTGCAAGCTCAAATGGAGATATTTGAGGAGTACTTTGCCACATACAACAAGGTTATAAATATGGAGAATGGTCGCATGGCAGGTACTGACTATGCAGACTTAGAGCAACCTATAGCAGAGCTGCTAGAGACGTTTATTACTACTAAGTTCCTTGTACCAATCCCTGCGGCATCAGGATATATCGGCAATAATTTCTTCGCTCCATCGCTAACAACAACAGGATCAGACTACTACTTGATAAATAGAGTAAACTGCTACACTACTACATTGGCATCAGGAGCCAATACAGCTACACTGCCTGCATACCAATTGATTGATGCTGCTGCGAACTTTGTAACGGCAGGCATATCTGTTGGTGACGTAGTTGTCAATACCACGCTCTATGAGGGTGCATTCGTGACAGGCGTGTCAGCTACAGCCCTTGACATAACAGATGACATCTTTACGGCTATAGGCCAAGACTATAAGGTATACAAGGCATCAGCAATCAGCGAGGCTGAGAAGGTGACAATGGGTAAAATACTTATGCTAAACCAATCCCTGCTCACTACTCCATCTACTCAGTATCCTGC